AAAGACAAGAGTCTTGAAGAAATGGGTCGTAAGTATTGGAAAAAACGCAGTTATATCTATCAAGGTTTTGTGCGCGACAATCCGCTCGCTGACGACAAAACTCCAGACAATCCCATCCGTAAGTTTGTGATTGGGCCTCAGATCTTTGCAATCATCAAAGGTGCATTGATGGATCCAGAATTGGAAAACTTGCCAACTGATTACACAGCTGGTCTAGACTTCCGTATTGCAAAAACTCAAAAGGGCGGCTATGCTGATTACAACACCAGCAAGTGGGCACGTAAAGAGTCTGCACTGACTGAAGCTGAACAAGCAGCAGTTGAAAAGTATGGTTTGTTTGATCTCAGCACATTCTTGCCCAAGAAGCCTACATCAGTGGAACTCAACGTGATCAAGGAGATGTTTGAAGCCAGCGTGGATGGCCAACCATTTGATTCTGAACGTTGGGGACAATACTATCGCCCAGCTGGAATGAGTGCCCCATCCGGAACAGCGGCTGCGGCAGATGTTGATGAAGATACACCAGTGTCTAAGCCAGCGTTCAAGCCAGCAGCTACAGCACCGGTGGCAAATGACTTTGATGACGAACCAGCAATGGCATCAGCACCTGTGTCTAAGTCAGCAGAAGGCAGCAGAAAGGCCGAAGACATTTTGGCCATGATACGCTCGCGCACTGCCAAGTAAGCAACCACAGAACACAGAGAGGACCTCTCTGTGTTCTTTTGTAATACAACACCAAGAGAAATTGCGTAAAAGCACAGTTCGCCTACCTATTTTTCAGGCAAACTATGTTCACGTGGGTATATCTCTAATAGATGTAGATCAAACTATATCTAAAAATTATAAATTATTAAAGGATAAAAGAAATGTCTAAGCCCTTCGATGTTAGTAAGTTTAGAAAAGAAATTACCAAGTCAATTGAGGGATTGAGCATTGGTTTCAACGACCCAACCGACTGGGTGTCTACTGGCAACTTTGCATTGAACTATTTGATCTCTGGAGACTTCAATAGAGGTATTCCATTGGGCAAAGTTACTGTTTTTGCAGGCGAGTCAGGTGCAGGCAAAAGTTATATCTGTAGTGGTAACATTATCAAGAACGCACAAGCACAGGGCATCTATGTAGTGCTAGTGGATAGTGAAAACGCACTAGATGAGGATTGGCTCAAAGCACTGGGCGTGGATACCAGCGATTCAAAATTGCTTAAACTAAGCATGGCCATGATTGATGATGTGGCCAAAGCCATCTCCACATTCATGATTGATTACAAGGCATTGCCCGATACTGATCGTCCTAAGGTCATGTTTGTTATTGATTCATTGGGGATGTTGCTCACGCCCACTGATGTGAATCAGTTTGAAGCAGGCGAGATGAAAGGTGACATGGGCCGCAAACCCAAGGCACTTACTAGTTTGGTACGTAACTGTGTGAATATGTTTGGTTCATACAATGTGGGATTGGTTTGTACCAATCACACTTATGCAAGTCAGGACATGTTTGATCCGGATGATAAGATATCCGGAGGTCAAGGCTTTATCTATGCCAGCTCAATTGTTGTGGCCATGAAGAAACTCAAGCTCAAAGAAGATGAGGATGGCAACAAGATTTCAGATGTTATGGGTATCCGTGCTGCTTGCAAAGTAATGAAAACACGCTATGCCAAACCTTTTGAAGGTGTGCAGGTAAAGATTCCGTATGAAACAGGTATGAGTCCATACTCGGGTATGGTGGATCTCATGGAGAAGCGCAACATGCTGAAGAAAGAAGGCAATAGTTTAGTGTTTGTTACTACTGACGGTGAGATTATCAAGAAGTTTCGCAAGAAGTGGGAGGCCAATGAGGAAGGCTGCTTGGACCGTGCAATGGCGGATTTTGGAAATCACAGGGAAGAGGTAAGTACCCAGGAGGAGACAGCAGAATGAATGAAGCAGTAGCAGTGGCCAGCGAAGTCTGGTCCGAACTCAAGAGATATGTAAATACTGTCGATCGAAATGAGGCAGCCGAAACTATAGTTGCAATCTTGGTTGATAATGATTGTGATGTTGATGACATCAAAAATGCATTCAAAGGTGATTCAGACATTAAACGTGCTCTAACAGCATACCTTGACAATGACAAGAGCTATGAGGACGAGGATGATGAAGCTGAAGAAGAAGATTATCACGCCGACGACTGGGAAAACTAATGTGGTATAGTCGTGTGGTAGCTGATCTTTCAGCCATTCCAGATTTTATCACATACTACGAGACAGAACTAGTAGCGGCTCAAAATGATTGCAGGATCCGTGGTGTTTTAGAAAAGAACATCACAGCTCTTCCGGGCATTACAGAACAACGATTTAATCAGCTACAGGAAGTTGAGGCAGTGTTGAACTATCTCAACATACAACTGCGCAAGATACGTAGAAAACATTACAAGAAATATCTTGAAGCATATGCTCGCGCACTTACCAGTAGAGATGCTGAAAAGTATGCCGAAGGTGAAGATGAAGTAATTGATTATGAAACCATAATTAACGAAGTGGCATACTTGCGCAATCGTTGGCTGGGTATTCTCAAAGGTCTAGACAGCAAACAATGGCAAATGGGCCACGTGGTTAAACTTCGTGCCGCAGACATGGAAGATATTACAGTGTGACTGACGTTTGTGATACATAATATTATGAAACGTACTGCATTTATAACAGGCATGACCGGCCAGGACGGTCCATATCTTGCCAAGCTATTGGTTGAAAAAGGCTATCATGTGCATGGCCTTGTGAAACGATACTCAAACCCAAACCTAGACAATATCAAGTGGTTAGGGATAGAAAACGATATTGAGTTAGTCACTGGAGATATCACTGACGAGAACAACATGAATCATCTCATGCAAACTCTTAAACCTGCTGAAGTGTATAATCTTGCAGCACAGAGTTTTGTAGGTTCAAGTTGGGATCTCAACAAACTCACAACAGAAGTGAACTCAATTGGAGTACTGAATTTGCTCAATTCTATTCGTACTCACAACCCCAATGCACGGTTTTATCAAGCCAGCACAAGTGAAATGTTTGGTAACGCCACAGAAGCTGGGCAGCAAGGAGAAACTACACCTTTCCGCCCCCGCAGTCCGTATGGAGTCAGCAAACTGTATAGTCATTGGATGACCATAAACTTTCGTGAAAGTTATAGTCTCTATGCTTGCTCAGGTATCTTGTTCAATCACGAAAGTCCATTACGTGGCCGTGAGTTTGTTACACGCAAAGTAACTGATGGAGTTGCACGTATCAAACTAGGATTAGAGCAATCTATTACATTGGGCAATCTTGATGCACTTCGAGATTGGGGATTTGCTGGTGACTTTGTAGAAGCCATGTGGCTGATGTTGCAACAACCAGAAGCCAGAGACTACGTTATTTCCACAGGTGAACAGCATAGCATCAGAGAACTATGTGACATTGCATTTGGTCATGTGGGTATTGATGATTGGCAATCCATGATCAAATCAGATCCTAGATTCAAACGTCCTGCTGAACTTCATAGCCTATGTGGTGATTCAACTTCGGCTAGAGATTTACTAGGATGGAAACCGCGTACTGATTTTGCCACTATGATACGCAGCATGGTAGATGCTGATTTAGCTAGACTGCAATCTACCTAGCAATCTTCCAATTGGTGCACCGGTTGCAATCTCTCCCAGAGTCCACTCTGTGTGACATAAATCATCTAACCACGCTGCTCTATCAGGCATGTGTGGTTTTTCTATTTGAGCATAGTCTAAGTTGGCCACAGGTGCTGCCATTGAGTATGCACCTACAAATGCCGGTACACCATCTATAATAGCTTGACTACCAGGACCAGAATTTTCATTAACAACCGCCCAGGCATTGTTTAAATTTGATCTGAAATCAAATTCATCATAAGTTCCACGCAATGACAGTGGTATTTGAAACTTCACGCCCATCTTTGGTTGTAGTTTTTGCCTAGGATGAGGTCTTACCACAATGGCACGATCAGTATGTTCACGCAGCTTGGCAATGGTCTGATCTAACCATTGTTGTGCAGGAGGCAGTCCGGCCCATTGTTCACTGTCGGTGCGTTGCATGGCTATCAAGATATGATCGCCTTGATGCCAGGGTTGTAATCGCACCGCTAGTTTTTTTGCTCGACCAGGTTCAATCCCTTCGCCGAACCAGGCACGAGCATTTACACCATTGATACCCATTTTCCAAGTCACGCCGCGATTTAGTTGTCCTACTTCTAACACAATCACTGGACGGCCTGACGCAGAGAACTCGTCCCATATTGCCCTGTTAGGAGCCATACGTCCTGTCCATAGTTGACTCCAGATCACTGCTACATCTGCTGATGTGTTGTGCTCGGTCACACGTATACGATGTTTTTTGCAACCGTTGCGAAATGCTTCAAATACTGGCCCTGAATTAAGGGCACCAAATTTATTAAAAATACTGATGTTCATAATATTGTGTTAAATAGTTATTCAAAACTGGACTCCCATGACAAAATATGCAGTAGTTACTACATTCAATCAAGAAGGTTACGACAAGTACGCCAGCCGAATGATTGATACTTTTTTACAAAATTGGCCAAAAGCAGTTAATCTGTATGTGTATACGGAAAATTGCACAATCACACAATCGGATTGTAATTTGCATGTGAGAGATCTACATGCATCA